AGCAGCAAGGTATGTTTTGAGTTACTCAAAACTTTTATGGTTACTCCGAAAACCTTACCGCCTGGTTGCCTCTCCGAAGTCGGGCAACCTGTATATATTGAAAAAGAGGATATAGGTTTATACCCCACATCCTCTTTACTTGTTTTTTGAAAAGCAATTTATCCCCTTTTGGTTAGTAAGTGCCATAATTCTCTTGCCCAAAGTACTACAAGCAGATAATTCCACCACACAGATTGACGGACTTACAAACTATTCAGAATATCTAAAATGGAAGAATTTACCTATGAACAGATAAGGGCAAAGGCTCTTAAACAGGGAATAAAAGATAACAGGGTTCACATTGGATTGTGGGCTAATCTTAACAACTATCTAAAGACAAGGAGAAAGAAGAATGGAAAGGTTACTACTTATTATATCTCATTGCAGAAGTTGGCTTATTAACTCAGTAATATTTAAGCTGACACATATCTAAAGTTTGAAATATTGAGATTTCAAATAGGTAGGGCGGCTCTTTCAAATAGGTAGGGTGGGAATTTCATACAGGTAGGCTACTTATAAATACCTATATATAAACACCTATTACCTATAAATACTCTACCTACCATTCGTCTTGCTCCGCAAGCCGCATGGATTGGAACTTATAAAGATGAGAAAAGTTTATAAATTCAATTTGATTTTATGATAATCCATTTATCCACAGGAATGAAATTCATAACACAAAAGGAAGCCAAATCTTATTTTGGCAACCACAGATACAGGAGATTGGTAAAAGAGAACAAGATTTATTTTACTGACTACAATAAACCAGTTGCTAATGACAGGAAAGGAAGATTTATCATACAGGAAAATAACTGAAACCATTGCTGGCAAATTGGACTTGCTGGAAGCATACCTGTTCTATTGTTTGGCTCTATGCTCCGATTGTTACACAATGATTTCAGATGTCAAGCAAGAGACACTGACAGAGTTCTATGGCATAAAGAAAGATGGACAGATAAGAGAATGGTTACGAAAGTTTGAGAACTTGAATCTGATTCAGATAGACAAACATCCAATTAAAGGCAAATATGGAAGTTTTGACAGATGCAGATATACATTGAATACTGAGCATTATGTCCTTATAAGCAATAAGTTGTACAGTGAACCCATCTCCCGCCAATTAAAAGGATTTCTTGTCTTACTAAAGTGTAAGTGTTTGAACGGCACAAATATCTGTCAATATACCCAAAGTGAATTAGCCGAAGAACTGAGCATAAGCCCAAGTTCCGTTTCAAGATATTTAAAACAGGCAGAAGACTGTGGATATATAAAAAGGGATGATAAAGGAATACACCTTAAAGACAGAAAGATATTCATCATAACCTCTGAATCAACATTTGCATTTGTAAAGAATGTCTATCCCAATATTCTTACTGATGAAGATATGGCAGAGAGGAAGATTCACAATTATATCGAATAATGTTTCAATAACAGGCTGTTGGGATTGTTTATACTGTCTATTAATACATTAAGAGATAGTACGAATAATCCCAAATCTGTCTTATTCTGAATTTAGAAACATCTAAAGTCAGATTTTTATGTTGGATGCAACATCTAAGGTAAAGAATGGACTTTATAACCCCAATCCCCAAAATGTTGCATGCGATACCATACCCCTAATTTATACCCCCTCTCACCAACCA